CACGATGAAAATCAGGCAGCGCAATCCCCGCCAGATGGTACGCATCCCGGAACAGCGCATAACAGTCCGTCACCCCGTGCTCAAAGCGCCGCCCGGTAAGATGCGGCACACAGCGGAACTTGTGAATCGCCCCCCGGCAGACAAGCCACCACGGCAGACCACTCTGCACCTGCAGCCGCCGGTCGGCCTCACTCAGCCAGGGCAGAGCACCGGGGTGGCTGTGGACCAGCGCCACAATCTCACCCTGCATTTCTGCCTGCAGCCAGTCCTCCGGAGCCATCCGGAAATAATCCTCCGGCTCACCGGAGATATTCACGCAGGGAAAATATCTTTCCCCCTCCGGCGTTCTCACCACGAAGCCGCACGACTCCGCTGGCGCACATCGCCGGGCGTGCGCCAGAATCGCTGATTCTGTCTCTGTCATGGGATTCACTGCGAAAGTTTGTTAATGGAAAGGAAGCCGCCAAAGTTGCCGACGTTATTGCGGAACTTACAGCCGCTCAGGCATTTGCTGCATTTATCCTTCGTGATATCGGACGTCGGCTGGTCATATTCATCCGCGACAGCCGGACCATGATAACCGCACTCATCACCGCGATAGGTCCAGGTGCAGGTGTTGGCCGGCATGATGCGCCCCGGAAAAACAGCACCATCCGTTTCCGTCGGTGTGGCCAGCACAAAGGAGGCACCAACCGCCGTCAGTTCGCTACACTGCTCGATGCGCCAGCGGCTGACCACCTCCTGCTCCGGGTCGGCGTCACTGTTTCCGTTGACGAAGTTCACCGCATCCAGAAAACGGGCGTAAACCTTACGTCGGACCACCGTTCCGCCAACCAGACTCTGCAAATCCTCCACCATCCCGGTGACCAGACCATACAGATTGGACACGCTCAGCACTGGTCTGGCGCTGGCCCCTTTGCCATTCAGTTCAAAACCGCTCCCCTGAATGGGGTATGCCTGATACTGCCGCCCCTGCCAGGTGACCGGTTCACCTTTTTCGTTCTGCTCATTACAGAAAAAATAACGTTCTCCACTGACCTCTGTCAGGTCGATTTCCCAGAGCACGACCAGCGCGGATTGCTCCGTTTTAGTGCACTCATTGAGTGTTTCCTGCTGTATATCCTGCATCAGTGAGTGACCTCTTCAAAGGTACAGTTAAAATCGGTATACATGGCATTATCCGAAATGCTCCACTCCCTGCAGACAACCCGGACAGTCCTGTTGTGTTTTGGCGGACGCCACAAAAAAGCACGAATCCCGGCATGACGGGATAAAAAACTGTCCAGCGCGGCACGGGAATATTCATCTGTGACACGAAATACCGGTTTAAACGTTTTCAGATCCGCATTCAGACCACCAGCCCGTCGCTGTTCATATCCGTCACCAAACTTTACCGTAATAACTGATGGCTTTCGTGTCGTCTCCATCCCCTCACGGGGGATCCAGTTAAAAACTTCAGGCTCAGGCACTGTACAATCCTCCATCCCGACGCGATGACTGCATAATTGACACAACCCTGCTGTCGATCAGATCCACCAGTCCCCTGGCTGAGCGCGCATCTATCTCGCCATTGCTCCCTTGATTCTGAATGCTGATGTGATACACGGGAGAATAAACAAATCCACCGCCACCATTCACATTTCCAATGGCCCTGACCCCAAGAGAGCCGTCCGCTGCCCGTGTCAGTGGCATGATTGCTTCAGGCCCGGCCTCGCCCATCAACCCGGCACCTTTCGCAAAAGCAAAATACGTCGGTGTATCCACAATAGTGTTACTGTAAGCACTCAGATTTGCCGATGTGTAAACACCACCTTTTGCGTTTGCCACTGCCCCCGAAATCCATCCGCCGACCGTACCAAGCCACCCTCCGGCACCGGAGAGTGATTTCAGTCCGTTAACAATGGCTGCATTCATCAGAATTTTTGAAACTTCCCGGAGAACTGAACTCCCCCAGTTCCTCCAGTCCACAACATTCCCGGCCAGTGCATCGGAAATATTTGATACCAGCCCGTCCATCGTGGAAACGACAGCATCTGCCGCCTGTGAAGCATAATCGGTGGCACTGTCTGCCCAGTTGGTCAGTCCCTCCTGGAGTCCGGCATTCCAGTTATTACGTAAAGCATCGGCCTTTGCATAATAATTCTGCTGATCGCTGAGACGCTCTTCCAGATATTTTTTATTCAGTTCTTTCTCCTGTTTCCACAGGGCTTCTTCAATTTCTCCGGCCTGATACTGTCTCAGCAGCTCGTTATTTTTCTGCTCAAACGCCTGCCGGATACTCCACATTTCCTGGAGTCGTTCACGCATCCGTGAGCCTTCACCATATCCCAACAACTGCGCTTCGTCAGATGCCCGGGCACTGGCATTACTGTCCGCCAGACTGCTCTCATACGCAGCAAGCTGCTCACGAATCTTTTTCTGGTCAATCAGCGCCGCATTCTGTAGCAAAAGTTGCTTCTGTGCAGACGAAAGGGTGGTCAGCTCACCCTGGCTGACCTGGTATTTCATTTTCGCCAGTTCGGTATTCTGTCCTGCCAGTGCAATCTGTTCTTTCTGCTGTTTAATCAGCCTGTTGTAAACATCTTCTGCTTTTTCAGCTTCCGATTTTGGCCCTTTTCTCTTCGGCTTATTCGCCTCATTATTGCGCCAGGTCTCCATCCCTGTACTGATGAATTCCTGGCGTGCAGTCTGATATTTGTCGCCGACAAAGCCAAGATCATCAGCAGCATATCCGAGACGCACGCGTTCTCTGGCCTCGCCTTTGAGACGGGACAACTCCAGCGCCTGCTGGCTTTTTTTCAGTGCGTCCTGCTGTTTATCATCCAGGGTTGCCTGTGGCAGACGTAACGGTACATTCACCAGCCCCTGTCGCTGCTGAAGTAATTCATTCCCCAGACCAAGAAGACGGTTAAACTCAGTATACTGACCGTTCATGATCAACAGGGACTGATACGCTTTGTTTTGTTCTGCCGCCTGTTGGCGGATCAACGCCACCCGTCGCTCTTCCAGCCCGGCAAGTACATCCTGAATGGATTGTGCTTTGCCCTGCATTTGTGTGAGACGGGACTGTTCAACTGCCAGTTGATTTGTTGCTTCCGCAAGCTCCTCTGTAACAGTTTTTACCGACGTCAGATGGTTAATCATAAAACCGTTATCGGTTGTCCAGCCAGGATTTGCCAGCACATACTGATAGCCAGCAATTTTTTCCTGTAAGGCTTTAACCCTGCTTATCTGTCCGTCAATTAACCTGTTCTGTTCCTCCAGTGCCTGCCGCGTCTTTTCTTCATTATCTGACGCTTCAGGAAGCGACATTGCCGACGTTTTCTGGCGAATTTCGTCGATTGTTGCGGCATACTGGCGTGCAGACTCTCTGGCCTGCTCCTGATTCTGATACATCGTGTACCAGGCCGCAGCCCCCAGCATGACAAGCCCCGGCACACCCCCAACCAGTCCCAGTGCTCCACTTAACAGACGACTCCCCACTGACGTGACAGTATTCAGCGTTGTCTGTGCTGCTGTTCTGGCCGCAATATTACGGGTAAGTGATGCCTGAGCGCCTGCCAGTTTAGCTTCCGCTGCAACCTGTTGTTCTGTTCCTCTGGCAGCCACAACCGCCTGTTGCGCACGATATACCGCCGCACGCGCCCTGGCGGTTGCTATCTGTGTCCCCCGGAGTTGCGCTTCAGCAAGAGACACTTCGTTTCTGGCCGCAGTAATTAACCCGGCTGTTGCAGAGACAGCAGAAGACGCCATATTGCCAAAATATCGGGCTACCCCGACGGCAACCAGAGCACCGGCGGCAGTTGCCACAGTATCAATATTGCCTGCAACACCATTCAGCACCCCGGAGAGCGTCTTCGTTACACCGCCTGCCTCGTTCGCACCACCAACCCAGGCCATAAAGGCGTTTTCAACTTTGGTTGCAGAGGATGAAACCGTATCAGGCATTGCTGCATATTCATCACGCAACGCCCCAAGCTGGCTAATCAGTGCAGGAACGACCTTATCAGCAGTCAGTTTGCCGTCATCCGCCATGGCCTTCAGATCCTTACGGGCAACACCCATTCCCGCAGCCAGCGCACGAATAACGCGATCGCCGTTCTCATTCACAGCGTTAAACTCTTCACCACGCAGTACTCCCTGCGCCAGTGCCTGGCTGAACTGTGTGATCACCGAACTGGCTTCTGCTGTACTGGCACCGGATAATTTCAGCCCCGTGGAAATCGCCTCAGTGACTTTCAGGACCTCCTCAGAACTGTAGCCATACTCCCGCATGGAAGCTGCAGAGCGGGCAAAAAGGCTGGCGTTATCAGAAAACGCCGTCCCCGTTCTCTGGCTGATTGCCATTAATTCACGCTGTGATGCCTGAAAATCATCACTGGATTGTGTCGCCTGTTTCAGACGGGCATTGACTGAATTCCACTCATCGGCAAGGGAAATCAGATGCCCGGTGGCAAAAACCCCGGCAAATGCTCCCGCCATACTCAGCGCCGAAGATTTAGCCGTATTTATCTGATCCGTCACTTCTGCCAGCGCCCGCCGCATTTCACGGGATGCAGCAGCAGACTGTCGGCCTCCGTTCTGCATGGTGCGGTAGTAATCCTGCCCCATACGTGAAGCCCGGGCGATCTCTGACTGGAATGACCGGGAATTTGCCGAAATTTTAATAATCAGTTCACGTAATGTCGCCATTCTCATTCTCCGGACGAAAAAAAAACCGCCGAAGCGGTTATGTCGACTCACTGAGATACGGTTAAAAGCGCATTTTCCAGTCCGGCAAATGGATCTGAGGTGCCTTCTGTCTGCTCCTTCTCCCACTGAAGAAGCGCATCATTCAGTGGCACTTTGACCCCCTGCGCACCGTAAACAGCTGAAACAATCTGGGCAGCCCGGATATCAGCCCGTTCGTCTCCCAGCGGGCTGAACCTGTCAAATTCTGCCCACATCATGATTTCTGATGCGGACATTTCCCGGCGTAACTCTGACAATGTGCGCCCCATCCTGAGCGCCAGCATCATCAGAAAACGCATCCCCGGCATGGCTATTTTTTTTTAACCTCACCGGCATCAGTAACCAGCTCCAGCGCCTGCCGCAATAGTCGCGTATGCACAGGACCATACACTGCCAGTACCTGTTCCCGATCACCCGCAGAAAATACCTTTTTCATCCCGGTATCGCACAAAACATCAATGAACAACTCAACATCGGCTTCCAGATCCCGGCGGGCCCGTACCGAAACGGACAACTGCGTTTCCCCCTTTTCCTGTCTGACTATCTCCTGCCAGCGTAGCCAGGCTTCAGTTGACGGCTCCCTCAGCACTACCGTAGCGCCGTCCCATTCCGGTACCACCACTGTCTTATGACGAAACCCCGCCATCGTTGACAGCGCCAGCGTTTTTAAATCTTTTTCCATGACATTTCCTTATCCGGTTACCGCATTCACCATCACCTGACACGCCAGTGATGTGACACTCAGAGGCTGATTCGCCGAATCCATCACCGTACAAGTGTACTCGCCAGTATCCTCCGTCTGCGCACCGGCTTTATTGAACGTGTCTGTAGTCTGGTCAGCCACAGCCTTACCGTCTTTATACCAGGTATAGCTGTAAGGCGGAGTACCTCCACTGACCGCAACAGACAGCGTCAGTAATGATCCTGTCGTCACCACATGCGCTTCCGGAAGGTTACGCACAAAATCCAGTGGTACCACATACAGCGAAGGCTTCCCTTTCAGACGCAGGGAAAAAGTCGCAGCCACCACGCCATTAGTGCCGGAAGACCAGGTATGCTGACGTACTTCTGCCATAAACTTAAACCCACGTCCGGACGGAAACTGCACCTTAAATGCATACACACTGTCATTATCATACGCATCACGCAGGGCGTTCTGTGCAGGATTCATAAAGAAGTTACCCGACATTGAAATCTCGGATGGAGATCCAAGGCCGTTGATATTCTCCTGTTCTGTGGAGCAAAGCGTTGTCACGTCAACATCCTGTTTCTGACCCGCAGTAAACTGGACTTCCTTGATGGTACAGTCCAGACGCAGGTATTCCGCTTTCTCCACGGTTTCAGGCCTTACGGGAGCGGATGAAATCATCACCTGCGTCAACTGGGATCGTTCATAATTAGATGGCATATACATCTCCTGAAAAGAAAAAACCCGCCAGCAGCGGGTCATTAATACATCACCTGAAATTCCAGCGTGGCCCGGTTAAGGCCAGAATCAGAATCGTATCCCTGGGTTTGGGAGACAGCAAACGGGGCCAGCGGACGAACGGCAGACATCGCCTGTTCCCGGATTTCACGCGCCAGATCGGGTCCATCTGCCCAGACGTCTATCTGTACCGTCATTCTTGATTCCGCCTGACCACCCAGCACATCCGCAGAAACATCAGATACCACAGAAAACACCAGCCACGGCGGAGATACCGCAGGCTTTCCCTCCGTCAGCGGGACCACATAAGGATAAACCTGTCCTCCGGCCAGTTCCGACAGCAGGGAATACAGGGTGGCCTCCCTCATTGACTTAATACCTCATCAATAGCCTGATTCATTCGCTGTATGGCAACCTGTGCGGCCAGTTCCTCTGTCGTATCAAAGGCCGGACGAATAAACGGATGAGCAGGCATATTTACCGTGCCCAGTTCCACAAAGCGCCAGTAAAACGCATTTCGCGGATCGCTGGCTTTCATGCTGTTATCACTGTTACCGGTTCGCATGTTCCGACCACGAATGTGGATACCAGAAATAATTTCCCCGCGACGCTTTGAACGCTTCGTCAGAACAACCACATTTTTCTTCAGTTTCCCGGTTCGCTCCGGCGCACATTCGACAACCGCATCCCGGATAACTTCAGCACCTGCACGGGTGGCATCACGCAGTACTTTATTGCTTTCCGCTCTGCTGAGAAGTTCCAGATCTCTGGCAATATCATCCAGACCAGAAAAATCCAGGGTGAAATCCGTCATCCTTTACCTCCAACACTGCACAGTAATTCAAGCCGCCTGCACCTGGTATCGGGGATCGGCGGCCCGTCAACATGCAAAATGGTTCCCTTATAAGCCCCCGTCAGCACTTTCAGACGCGAAGCGGCCGTCACATCACGCCGGAAACGCATCCAGACTCTCACCGTAGCCTGCGCTGTTTCTGCACCAGCAGACATACGTTCCCTGCCGCTGATCCCCCTGACTTCTGCCCATACGGTAGCTCCCTCCGTCACCGTCTCCACCGGATGCCCTGACGGAGAGCGGGCGGTGGTGACATTCAGAATAATTACGCGATCACGTAATCTGCCCGCCTGCATGCCTCCTCCTACAAAGGAATAAAACGATAAGGCTCCAGCAGAGAAGAAAAACCAAACGGGACTGGTGCCTTGCTGACATCTGAGGAATTTTCCCGGTTTTCGTACCAGTGTCCGACCAGCAACATGAGCGCCAGCAAAACATCATCAGCTATAAGCACCCCTTCAGGATCACCTTCCGGCACCGTCTCCTCATAAAGCTTACGGTTGATAAAATTTTCTGCCTTGCGGCAGGCCGCCCGGAAATACAGCATCAGTAACTCATCATCAGTTGCATCATCTGTATCAATACGGCACTGTGCCCTGAGTTTTTCCACTATTGCTGCCATCAGAAACTCCTGCCCGCAACACTGTGCGGGCATAAAAAAAACCGCGTCGGCGCGGTCTGTAACTGAACAACGTGTGGTTATTTGCCAGTGAGCGCCTTGATGGCTGCCACATCTTCCAGCACACAGTCAAAACGATGGAAAGCCAGAAATGCCACCTGATCAAACTCAGCATAACGCTCAACCAGACGTTTCAGTTCCATATAAGTAACGCGGCGAATGATAAATCGGTTGAAATCCCCAAGGAAAATGAATTTTTTCCCGGTACCAATCCCGTCAATAGCCTGATCAATAACATAAGGGATCCCCAGCACAGTAGCCGGCGTACCGCCTGCAATATCCGGCAGCCATAACGGGCGTTTCTGTCCATCCTCCATCTCTTCAATAGTCTGCAATGTGGCATCATTGAATGCCCAGCGGTATTTCGGCCCACCACGATATGCCGGATCAATGGCATGTTTCAGGGCATTCATTTCTTTCCAGGTGAAAGCGGCAGAGGCTGCAGTCTGGATGGTTCCCGTCACCGACGCTGCAAGCCCTTTTGGCTGTAACGGTGATCCCGTTCCGGTCCCCTGAACCAGATATTTTGCCTCTCCACGACCAATACGCTGGGCAATACGGTTTGCCAGATAAGATTCAATATCCACCCCACTGTCCTGGAGCAGCTCATTGGACACACGAATTATTTTTGATGACAGCTTTTTAGCCCCCAGAATAGCGGTCCCGAACGTCACATCCTGTTCCGTTGCGGCTGTATTTTCCGCCAGCAGTTCGCCCTCTTCAGTCGTGCCATCAGACGTTGACCAGGTGATATCCTGCCCGGTTGATGTGGTCAGAAGTTGCGCCACACTGGCAATCCCGCCATAAGCCTTCATGGTGTCAATGATTTTGTTACGCATCTGCGTGGGCACCGTATATCCGCCCTGAGAATCCGTTGTTACACTCTGAGCCCGCAGTTCACGCATCAGATTACGCTCTTCAGCATTCAGTTCTGCAAATCCGGCACGCAGAAAACGGTTAAATGCCGCAGCGCGCTTCTCTTCCACCGCCTTTTTCCCGTTCTCCGCCTCATTATTCTGGCGCTCTTCCGGCCCGGACTCATCCACATATTCCTGATCCTGACGGCGCAACTCTTCTTCACGGGCGATTTGCTCATCCAGCGCATCCAGCTCAGCTTTCGCCCTGTTCCACTCTGCCCGTTGCTCATCAGTCCATGCGTTATCACCAATTTTTTCATGCAGTGCACGCATATCCTTTGCAATGGTGTTTCGTTTTTGCTTCATCTCATGAAGTTTCATCGTCAGTAGTATCCTTATGCATTAAGAAGGGTCAAAAGACGCTCACGCGCCATTCGTTCGTTAACAGCTTTCTTCAGCGCACCACTCGCCCGCGCTTCCTGCCAGGCTTTCATTGAGCGGACACCAGAGTCTGCGTCCTGATAGGCCGGATATGTCACCGGGCTGACGTCATACAGACGAGAAATGCGCGTGATTTCCCGGATAACAATCCCCTCGTCGTCTTCATACCAGCTCTCTCCATCACGAGCGACGCGAAACGCGAACGAGGACTGATTAATGTCACCACGCAACATTGGTGACAGCACCAGGTCACAAATCGTCGGCGTATCCGGTGCAACAATGTCGTAACGCAAACCACGTTCATCCACTGATAATGACAACGTGCCGGCAGAACTTCGTCCGAGAATGAAATTAGGATCATGATTAAACAATCCACGTACATCATCATTCAGCACGTCGTCAAAAGCCCCCGGCTTGATGATTTCACGAAATCCCCACAGAGGTTCTGAACGACTGTTAAATACCGAGCCATACCCCAAAATATGAGTCGGGGCATTATCATATTGTTCTGCCCGCACTTCCCCGCTGTAACAGCGCGTTTCACGGTCATTCATCGTTCTTTTCCTCTTTGCCTTTCGTATCTTTAAAATCATTCAACGGATTTGCTGCATTTACGCTGACCAGCATTTCATCCAGACCATCAACCGGGTTCATGTCCTCAAATGCCCTCGCTTCATTCCGGCTCATCCAGCCATCTGTAATGGCAAAGTGATAAAACTGCGCACGCTCCTGCGGAGTCCCGCGGAGCAATCCTGTAAGGTTGAAACGAACGTAATACCCGGCAGCCCGTTCTGTGCGGGTAAACAGGCGACGGTTAAGCTCCTGCTCCCAGTTCGCAACCCAGGGCATCATCGTGTAGCGAACAAACTGAATCGCCTGCTGCGTAATATTCGAAAATGTGGCTTTTTCCAGGTCATTAATCATGTGCGCCGGGACATTAAAAATCCCGGCAATCATCGACCTGTTCAGCTTGGTCATATCAATGATCTGAGCATCCACCGGAGAAACTGTCAGAGCGCGGTAATCCAGTTGCGCAGGCAGCAGCATGGTTTTATTTTCCTGGCTGCGAAGCGCTGTCACCGCCCGCTGCCACATATTTTTAAGCCTGCCCCAGCTCTGTTCGTTCAGTTCATTTTTCACAGAAATAATACCGGCAGGACGGGCATTACCGTTAAAAAAGGCGCTGGTATACTGCTGGCCACTCATTCCCATACCAATGGTTTCAGCATGCTGCATGATCGGGCTCAGTCCCATTTTCTGATTGTTTCCCAGCGCCCTGATATGGATCATGTCATCCGGACTTACCGCAAATGCCCCCTCTTCGTTATACACCCCGTAAGTATGACGCCCACCGGTGTTAAGTAACGTGGTTTCCCATGGCATACAGCATTCAAGGCTGGTAACCTCGCCACGACGATTACGTTTTACCCACGTATAACCATTGCCCCACCCCAGCACATGACGCTGCTTCAGTTCCCGCCACTTATAGCTGGTCTGCCAGGCATTAGGTTCATCATGAACGAGCCAGAACAACGGATGATCGCGTGCCGGCTGAACATGCTCATTCGTTTTTCGCATCACATGCAGGGGCATCTGAGCCACACTGGATGAAATAACATAAATACAGGCATAGACAGCAGCCAGCTTCATGGATGTTTCCGGACTGACATACACATCCCGGGCAAAAATATTATCCGTCTCAGCGGCCTCTCCGGTTACCGGAACCGAGGGATTTTCCAGAGGCTCACTGCGAAACAGAGCATCAAGAAGCATGTTTTCTCCTCATGGACACCACCAGTGCATAAAGCAGCAACAAACAGCCAGACAGCATCAGAGACGCTGGCAGACCTGCATACAGATAAACGCCAGCAGTGAGCAAACCGAAACCGATCAGCCCGGTCATATCAGTAATAAGCTGTTTCACAGAATTAACAGGTCCTCATCAGGATCAAGCGTGGACAGAAAGTCATTCACGTCCCCGCCATTTACCAGAAAGCGGCTCATGGCCGTAAAAAGTGCAACAGGGCCGTCGATTTTGGCTTCAGGCGTGGATTTATTCGGGAAGATGTTGTCGTTTTTGTCCGGTTTTACAGTAACGTTAGACATCATCCAGTTCATGACCGGATGATTGCTGTGATGGAAACGCCCGGCATAAACCAGTGATTCCGTTTCCTTCATGGCCTCTGACAGATTGCGGACCGTCTGCGGAACCTCCACCAGCGGTATCCCTTCTTCAGCCAGTGCCAGGCTGAACTGCATTGCGCTCCACGGGTCAAATCCCAGTTCCCTGAGGTTTTCACCGCCAATCCATTCCAGTAAGTCACTTTTTATCTGAGCATGATCGATAACATCACCATCCGTCAGGATGAGCTTATCCATCTCCGCCCACTTCCGGTAAAGTTCTGCCTGCTGCCGCGAGCATCGTTCCAGCCGTCCTTCCGGAAGCCAGAATTTAAAATCAGCATGAACATGTCCGTTATCGGTTCGCCAGAGTTTTGCCGCCGCACAGATATCAATCTTATGAGCAAGGTCGACGCCGACCCACATGGGATATGTTTTCAGCTCATGTTGTGGAGCAATGTATTCGCACTTCTCCCACTTAATCATATCCATCCAGGCAGATTCGGCAGTGACCCACACATTCATGTGTTTGGTAAAAAAATTTACCCGCGCAGAGACCTGCTCCTTCGCTTTTTTCGCCAGACGACGCAGATCATCCCAGCGTTTACAGATGCCCAGGCCAGGATTCGCTTTCTGCCAGACCGTTTCATCAAACGGATCATCTCCCTCATCGAGCGTGTAAATGATCGCAAAGTAGGAGTCGTCTTTTACCGCGCCCTCCACGTCGCTGTTATAGCCTCGCAATACCTTGATGGCGTAATCACGCTGCTCGTAACAAATCCCTTCCTTGTTAAAGCCAGCCGTGGTGATGCCAAATAACAGAGACTGCAGACGGGCACCGGTTGCCGTCTCCAGAACGTCCCACACGTCGCGGGTTTTATGTGCATGCAGCTCATCAATAATGGCACAGTGGATGTTCAGACCGTCCAGGTTGTTTGCATCCGAGGAAAGCGGTTCAAATTTTGATGCGCTCTGCTCCTGGTAAATCGCCAACTTGTTGAAGTCAAACAACCGCCCGAGTGTCGACCGGGCTTTTCTGACCATATTTTTGGCGTCTTCAAACACGATTCTGGCCTGATCACGCGTGGTTGCGGCTGAATACACCTCAGCACCACCTTCACCATCTGCCCCCGTCATATACAGACCGATACCCGATGACAGGGTTGATTTTGCGTTTTTACGGGCGACTTCGTTGTACGCCGTCCGGAACCGGCGCACCATCACCGGGCGTCCGCTGCCATCGCTGCGCATGACAACTTCCCCGGTCTCTTCATTCACCAGCGGAATGACAAAACCAAAAATATTAATGAGGATAAATACATGCCAGTCCATCAGTTCAATGGGCTGGCCTGCCAGCGCCCCTTTCACATGGGGCACAAATTTGTAGAAATTCAGGATGTGCTGCGCACGGGGTTCACTGAAATAAATCCCCCGCTTCTCGCCGTACTTCAGATCATCAAGAAAACGCTGGCAGGCCAGACGGACAAATTCGCCAGCAACAATTTCTCCTGCAACAACACGTTCGGCGTAGCGGATCCCGTCAGCCACTTTTGCCATCAGTCTCTCGCTTTTAAAAGCTCCGCCAGCGGATCGACATCATCCGGTCCGGCGATATTTACTTTAGCCCGGCTTGCCGGTGACATGCCAAACTCTGCAAGCATCGCCCGGATCCTCTTCCAGGCATCCGCTTTCATTGCCGCCGCGGGGTGTGCCTTAATCAGCACATCACCGTTCTGCGTTTCCGTGCGGTAGGTATATCCCTCAACATCGAGGGTTTCGCAGTGATGCCGGTATTCGGTGTAGGCTTCCACCAGTAACTCGAGTGCACGCGCATCAAGCTGAGAAATGATCCCTTCCGCATTCAGTTCTTCTGCCATTCGCCTGAACCAGTACTTCCCCTGCGCCCCTAAATGTTGCGGAATTTTAGGGAGACCTTTTTCATCCTTTTTAGCGGTTTTTTTTGAGTCTTTAACGGGGCGCTTTGAGGGGTTGCCTCGTATCAAATGCAGGCGTGGCGGGGTTTTCGGGGGTCCAGACATAATCGGTTTTACCTATCAATCGTTTGTTCACATTTCCAAAAAAAGTTTTCGAACCTGCGGCGATGTGAGGAAAGGTCAGGCGGCGGTACTGAGCAGCCAGGGTTGCAGAGATTTGACCCGCCCCTCCCCTACAGATGGGAACTGTTATCAATTGATGCGTTCGCGCGCTGTTTTTGCTTTATGACAGGGCCAGCACAGACTCTGCAGGTTACTGTCTGCATCCGTGCCACCATGAGCTTTCGGAATGATGTGGTCCACAGTTCTGGCTTCAACGACTCTCCCATTGCGCAGGCAGTTCTGACACAGATGATTATCACGCTTCAGTATGCGCGCACGTATGGCATCCCATTTCGAGCCATAGCCACGCTGGTGGCGGCTCAGTCCGCGTTGATGCTGTACCCATCCTTCGCCACGATGTTTATCGCAGTAACCAGAACTGTCTGTGGTTGTACCTGCACATCCACGCTTACGGCAGGCGCGTGGGATTCGTGATGGCATAAATACCTCATACCCTGCGAAATGTTTACCACGATAAAAAGGCTACTTAATGCACTGAGTGCGGATATATTCCTGCGCCCCTTCCAGTTGCATCTGCATCGTCATCAATCGGTCTCTGAGGGTGAAATAATCCCGTTCAGCGGTGTCTGCCAGTCGGGGGATGGTTGCATTATCCACGCTGGTGGGTCCGGTGGCTTCACGCACGGCTGCGGAGCAACTGGCATTGACCCGCAGGCGCTTACGGCCAGCGGCAACATCAGCGCGCAGAGTTTCATTTTCAGCTTGCGCATTGGCTAATTCTCTCGAGTACTTTGCATCGAGCGCAGCAACATCACGCTGACGCTGCTGCATGTCAGCGATGGTGGCGATCGCCAGCTTCAGCTCACTGACTTTTTTATCACGCTGTTCTTTGTAGGCGATGGCGTTATCACGGTAATGATTGACCGCCCACGACAGGCAGACGATGATGCAGATAACCAGAGCATAAATAATCGCGGCGACTCTGCTCACTGATCTATCCCCCAACAGGCTAATGCGCTTTCCTGGTCACGACGAATAACCTGTCCATAGCAGTTATTTGAACGTATGCGGCAATCGCGCCCACCATCTTTTATCCACCAGCGAATCGCCTCGCATGCGCCCTTACGATCACCGGCATTCAGCCGCTTATAAAACGTCGACGGAAAACACTTACCGGGGCCAATGTTATAGGGACAAAATGACGCGATACCCGCTTTTTGTGGTTCGGTCAGTGGTACTTTAATATTGCGCTCCACCCATGCCAGCGCCTTATCACGCTCAATGGCGTTGACCTGGTCGCATTTTTCCTTCGACAGTTTCATACCGGGAAAAACGGGTTTTCCATCCACCATCGTGGCACCCCGACAGATGGTCCAGATGCCGGACCCATCGCGGTATGCCGTTGTGTGGTTACCTTCTTTTTCATCCAGAAACTGGTCGAGAATATCAGGCGCGAGCGCACCGACGGCAATCAGTGCCAGAACGGCAGCCGACAGGCCGTATCTGATTTTTGCGTTCATGGATATTTATCAGGATTTATCGGTTTCTGCCCACGGACAGGTTTATCTGTTCCGGTCAGTGACTTAAGGTTGTGATTCCGGAGGAGTCTTCAGAGAACCAGTAATTCTTCCTGGTAGCTTTCCTTTGTAGGTTATCCACACATTCTGCGCATCTAAAATTACGGGGCGCTTTTCCGGCGACTGCTCATCCCCTTCACATAACCCGGCAGCAACATCCAGGAAGACCTGTCTGATGCTCCTTCTGGCTGCTGCCTCATAAAACTCCAGCGCGGCACCTTCAACACGGTCCAGCGAGATGTCCAGGTCAAAAATTTCACCGTCAAAGCGTTTTTTTGTCCCGTAACGCTAAAGTTACCGTAACTTTATTCTCAAAATTGCGGATCCCTTTCACAATCAGTTCATAGTTTTGAGTCATTGAATTACTCTCCCCGTGCAGCCTTACGCTTGTCTTCTCTGATTTTGAAGTACAGATTTGTCAGATAAGTCAGGAAGCCCAGAACCAGACTCCCCAGCACACCAATCGCAGCCCACTGTGACGGACTGACCTGATCAAGCCACTGTAAAAACCAGTAGCCAGCACTGCCTGCGGAGGTGCCATAGGCAATGCCCGTTGAAATTTTGTCCATGGATTTCATAGCCTCACCTCCGCAAATAACGGATGGCGTAGTTTTACACTGAGAAATGAAAGGGATTTGAAAAGAAAAACCCGCAAAAGCGGGCGAAACGATATATACAGAAAGGGAAGCACTCTATCCAACAAACCACCCACAGTTAATCGGAATAAAAGCAGAGTGCTTATGAATGATCGCCTGCCCGAAGGTTAGTATTTCTGCACAGCAATTTTGCAAAAAAAGCGATCATTCATAACTTAAACGTCTTTCAGTCACTCCGGGATTTCCCATCATCGCAGACTGAAAGACTCTAACTGGAGCGGGCAGCGGGAATCGAACCCGCATCATCAGCTTGGAAGGCTGAGGTAATAGCCATTATACGATGCCCGCATATGGTGCCGACTACCGGAATCGAACTGGTGACCTACTGATTACAAGTCAGTTGCTCTACCTACTGAGCTAAGTCGGCACTGGACCGCCACCGGGGACTCGAACCTCGCACACTCAACTTAAAGGGTTGACGCTCTTTCCTGATGAGCTAGTGGCGGTTGGTGGCCCTTGCTGGATTTGAACCAGCGACCTGGCGATTATGAGTCGCTCGCTCTCACCTCTGAGCTAAAGGGCCGGGCGCAGGATAATAACGTTACGAAATCAATGTTGCAAGCATTCAAAAATCACCTGGTTAAAAATCACCCTTAGCTCCTCCACCGTAACCGGCTCATTTAAACCGTCTGGTCTGTTTCCTCCGGCTCTACAAAAATAATGTCCATCATTTTTAATGGACACTATCGTATGAAACACCGGACCTGGATCACTGAAGCTTTACGTCTTCACTTTGAAGAACATTTACCCCGGGTTGTGGCCGGGCGTCGCCTGGGTGTACCAAAATCAACAGTTTGTAGTATGTTCGTGCGCTTTCGGAGAGCTGGCCTTTCGTGGCCTTTGCCCGCAGGCATGTCGGAGCAGGAACTTGATGCCTGCCTTTACGGACAATTTTCCACGGTACCAGTCGTACGTCCTGAAAGCACCGTTATATCCGAAGCCCCCGTGGTAAAAAAACGTCCCCGGCGGCCCAACTTCCCTTATGAGTTTAAAATCGCCTTAGTGGAGCAGTCACTGCAGCCCGGAGCCTGTGTGGCGCAGATCGCCCGGGAAAACGGAATCAACGATAACCTGCTCTTCAACTGGCGCCATCAATACCGGAAAGGTGGCCTGCTGCCTTCCGGAAAAAATATGCCGGCACTGCTTCCCGTGACGTTAACGCCGGAGCCGGATAATAAAATCCCGGCCCCCGCACAGGAACCAGAGCAGATAAATACACCGTCCGACAGTCTGTGTTGTGAGCTGGTTCTGCCGGCCGGAACTCTCAGGCTTAAAGGTAAACTGACGCCGGCGTTATTACAGACACTTATCCGCGAAATAAAAGGGAGCAGCCACTGATGATATCTCTCCCTGCAGGTTCGCGTATCTGGCTGGTTGCAGGTATCACCGATATGCGAAATGGCTTTAACGGCCTGGCATCAAAAGTTCAGAACGTCCTGAAGGATGACCCGTTCTCCGGACACCTGTTCATCTTCCGCGGACGCCGGGGTGACCAGATAAAAGTGTTGTGGGCTGACAGTGACGGACTGTGCCTCTTCACCAAACGCCTGGAGCGGGGCCGCTTCGTCTGGCCAGTCACCCGTGACGGCAAGGTGCACCTTACTCCGGCTCAGTTATCCATGCTTCTTGAAGGTATCAACTGGAAGCACCCGAAACGAACGGAACGCGCTGGAATCCGCATATAACCCGTTGTAAAGTGAGGATATGGACACCTCACTTGCTCATGAGAACGCCCGCCTGCGGGCACTGTTGCAGACGCAACAGGACACCATCCGCCAGATGGCTGAATACAACCGCCTGCTCTCACAGCGGGTGGCGGCTTATGCTTCCGAAATCAACCGGCTGAAGGCGCTGGTTGCGAAACTGCAACGTATGCAGTTCGGTAAAAGCTCAGAAAAACTTCGTGCAAAAACCGAACGGCAGATACAGGAAGCACAGGAGCGAATCAGCGCACTTCAGGAAGAAATGGCGGAAACGCTGGGTGAGCAATATGACCCGGTACTGCCATCCGCCCTGCGCCAGTCTTCAGCCCGTAAACCGTTACCGGCCTCACTTCCCCGTGAAACCCGGGTTATCCGGCCGGAAGAGGAATGCTGTCCTGCCTGTGGTGGTGAACTCAGTTCTCTGGGATGTGATGTGTCAGAGCAACTGGAGCTTATCAGCAGCGCCTTTAAGGTTATCGAAACACAACGTCCGAAACAGGCCTGTTGCCGGTGCGACCATATCGTGCAGGCACCAGTACCTTCAAAACCCATTGCACGCAGTTATGCCGGAGCGGGGCTTCTGGCCCATGTTGTCACCGGGAAATATGCAGACCATCTGCCGTTATACCGCCAGTCAGAAATATACCGTCGTCAGGGAGTGGAGCTGAGCCGTGCCACACTGGGGCGCTGGACAGGTGCTGTTGCTGAACTGCTGGAGCCGCTGTATGACGTCCTGCGCCAGTATGTGCTGATGCCCGGTAAAGTCCATGCTGATGATATCCCCGTCCCGGTCCAGGAGCCGGGCAGCGGTAAAACCCGGACAGCCCGGCTGTGGGTCTACGTCCGTGATGACCGTAACGCCGGTTCACAGATGCCCCCGGCGGTCTGGTTCGCGTACAGTCCGGACCGGAAAGGTATCCATCCACAAAATCACCTGGCCGGTTACAGCGGTGTGCTTCAGGCCGATGCTTACGGTGGTTACCGGGCGTTATACGAATCCGGCAGAATAACGGAAGCCGCGTGTATGGCTCATGCCCGGAGAAAAATCCACGATGTGCATGCAAGAGCGTCCACCTACATCACCACGGAAGCCCTGCAGCGTATCGGTGAACTGTATGCCATCGAGGCAGAGGTCCGGGGCTGTTCAGCAGAACAGCGTCTGGCGGCAAGAAAAGCCAGAGCCGCGCCACTGATGCAGTCACTGTATGACTGGATACAGCAACAGATGAAAACACTGTCGCGTCACTCAGATACGGCAAAAGCGTTCGCATACCTGCTGAAACAGTGGGATGCACTGAACGTGTACTGCAGTAATGGCTGGGTGGAAATCGACAACAACATCGCAGAGAACGCCTTACGGGGAGTGGCCGTAGGCCGGAAAAACTGGATGTTCGCGGGTTCCGACAGCGGTGGTGAACATGCGGCGGTGTTGTACTCGCTGATCGGCACATGCCGTCTGAACAATGTGGAGCCAGAAAAGTGGCTGCGTTACGTCATTGAACATATCCAGGACTGGCCGGCAAACCGGGTACGCGATCTGTTGCCCTGGAAAGTTGATCTGAGCTCTCAGTAAATATCAATACGGTTCTGACGAGTCGCTTACCCTCCACCAGCGCATTCACCATGTCTATCCGAGATAAGTGGCACAAAAAAACCCGCTTGTGGGCGGGTTTTGTTTGCTTTTGCCATCACGTACAAAATCGGCAAAATATCAGATTTGCATGAAATATATGCCTTTCAATCTACTTTTGCAACACTTTGCTTTGAAAATGCCGCCTTTTGTTTTGAACGTGTTCTCATTACAAACAATAAAGCCTCACTATCCAGTCGTTGAAAAATGTGTTTCATTGCAACCCAGTGACGAGTAAATGTTTTGGACCAGTTTTTAGTTGTCACTCCCGCCAGTAATGCCAGCTCCTGGTATTCATAACCTTCCCCACCAAAAAGTTCTGCTTTTACTGCCTGCGCCGCCAGCCAGATTAATTTTTTCAGGCGTTCCTGCGTTTTCCCTGCAATTTTTCTGGTACCGGATTGAGTATTAAATTCATTCCACGCCCACTGTGTTATCGCGATCTGATATTCCCAACAAATACTCTCGCCGTAACACCACAACAACCAGGCTTTATGATGCTCTTCAAGAGACAGCAAAGCCCGCCGCCATGATGATGTCGAAAACTCAACCGGGCTGACCAGGGCAATTGATGAGCCATTCGCCAGTGATTGTTTTCCCGGGATTGGTGGATTATCCCGCGTTATCATTTTTCCAGTCACTTCATCGCGGTACCGGATTTTTTTTCGCCTGTAACGCCCTGTATCGAACATGGCATTCTCCTGCCAGGCTTCAAGCTGACCTTTTGTTGCCCCACTCAAATCAGCGGTGGCGATAATGAGCTGCTCACGCACAAACTGTAAATACTGGTTATTCATGCGCACTCCAGTTCTGTGATTTTTATCCCCAGCCGCCCACCAGGAACGAGCTGACCGCGCACAATATTGATTTCATCAAACTGCTCGTCGTCTATGAGTAGTCCGGCATGCGTCAGCGCATCCAGTGGTGCTTTCAGGATATTGTCCAGGTCACGACGGCGCTTATCCGGTGGCTCTGCAATAATCTTTATCGCCAGCCTTCCGGAGAGGTTTAATTTCAGTTGCTGATGGCGAACAATAAGCGCCACATCTCGGCGATAACGCTCACCGGCTTTTGATACAAAATATGTGCTGCCGCGACGTCGCCAGTAAGTATTCACCGTCGGCGGGTAAGGCAAAACAAATTCTATGCGTTCAGTCATTCATGCTTTCCACTTCAGGACACCCGAATTTCTCGCGTGCATTAAAAAACGAATCAGCAACAACAGCTGGCTGCCGTGTTTTTCTTCAAAATCTTTTACCCCGGCGTGCAGTTCGTTATGACATTTACGGCACAGCGGAATAACAAACAAATCATCAGCCTTTGTTCCCATCCCTCCCAGTCCATGACCAATGATGTGATGCGGATCATCTGCCTGATTACCGCACGTCATGCATTTCTGCGTTTTTACCCAGCGCGTGTATACAGGCATCTCTTCCCGTTGTGGTTTCTGGCGCTGGAGATACTGAGCCGGAGACTCCGGATCAACGGCGATGCTTACTAACGTCTTTTCCTGGAGTGGGGGCTGTTGCTGGTGGACGTGAAGTGGCAGCGCAATATTTTTTGTGCGCTGCTTCAGTATGCTGGTGGCAGTCTGTTCTCCCGGTACGATGTCACTCTCACGGTATACGGAGCGGATTTTTTCCACCGGTAATCCCAGTGAACGACACAATACAGACTCCGGAAGCGCATCAGCCACCTGATTGCAGACCGCCCACCAGGATAATTCAGCCAGCGATAACTCCCTCTCCTGCGTACCGCTGATTGCGTGACGGATGACGTCAATCATCCATGCTGACAAGTTTTGATGAGCAAGTTGCTCGAGTGATTCTGATGTCTGGTCACGCAGCTG